AATAGAAGCATCAGCATCCTTCATACTTGCTTTGACGCTCTGACCCAAAGCCGTCATATCTATGATAGCTTGTTTAGAATCAGAGGTATCAATTACAAATTTGATTTGGGGATTTTCGCCACTACCACCAGGAAGATCACTCATCAGCTTGGCTTATACTCCCATTTCTTAACTCCACTACCCTTTTGTCCAGCCAGTTCTAATATAGCGGCAAGCCCACCCCCTGCAAAGGGATCATTACTCTTGCCTTTTGCTATCTCGTCCTTGTCGGTTGGAAACTTGAACTTATCATCCAGCAGTTGATTAAGTTCGTACTTCTGCTTCCATTCTTTCTTATCCCCCATCCCAACTTCTATGCGTTCATGCAGCGCATTTTCTAAGATGTTACCAAAGGTCACTACGGCAGCATCAAATAGATAGGCTACTAGGGGATCTTTTACACACAGCAGTTTAGACGGTCGGCTGTGGGTCTGTTGCACCGTCTGCCATAACGTCCACATTTGACGGCGGTTCGTAACGAAACCTGGACAATGCTTCGGAAGGTGCGAACACCAGCCGGAAGATATAGGCTCTATCAGCGAGATCTATATCGTCAATAGCAATCTCATTATCCTTTGTTGGATTCTCAACAACCTTCGGTTCTACGAGTCCGGCCACACACACTACACGTAAAGATTCCAGCATTGCCATTGCTTCCTCTGGCGTTTCAGAATCTGAAAGGAACTTCTCGTACTTATCTTCTTCGCCTTTACCGTAGATTTCTTCCAACAGCAAAGTAGTAAGAACCTGCGGTATCTTACCAAGTTTAAGAAGCTCATCGGGCCGTACTGTACGTATTCGTACGATATAACCACTGTAGGGGAGTTGAATTAACTCCCCCCTTTCACGCTTCTTACGCCACTCTAATCCTGAACTTACGGGCAACTCGTCCATGATCATAGTGTCTCCTACGGATTAGCCACAATTCCGGCTGGCGGGAAGGCTGTGATAGGCACATCGGTAGGATGCGTGATCACGTTAATGGAACCCCAACTGGCATCATCTACCACTTGCATTGTGACTTCAGGAATGGTGAATGTACCATATTCCATCTGTGCCAGTGTGAAGCCGCTAAGAATTTTACACTTCGGCAGAAAGAGCCAGGTATCCCCAGTTTCTGCTGAAAGTGCTTTCAAGATAATCCCAACATAGGGCATCTTCTGACCACCCCCGATACGCAAGCTCTTAATGCTAGACGTACCAGATGTGATAGTCTTGCCCGTTAGGATTGCTAGAGTATCCAGATTCAAGCCACCCCAACGCATCTGTAGCGTACCGCCAATCGCATTAGCTGCGATGGCCGTTTGTGTATCATCACCCGTAAGAATTGCGGAGATGATTTCCATTGCTACCGAACCCATCTGGATAGACATGATGTCACTGCCAGCGGGAGGATTATAGGTAGGCGGGACTCCGGCTACCCAAGCAGCAATTTTGGCATCATTAAGTCCGTACTGTGGTGATCCCTGATCGAACGGCATTATCTAGGTCCTTCCTCTCCAAATGTTGCAAGTTTTAGATTTACAAGGTTCTGCATACTTCTACGAATGATTGGCCCCCAAAAATCTCTGGCAGGAGTAAGGATTGCCCATTTCCCCTGATATGCTAATTCCAGCCAAATTGGATAATCTAAATTTGGATCATGCTGCAAAATGATTGTACCAATTGGCCCCGTAGGTTCTACTGTAGCTTTTAACCCACGACGGGCATCGCCAGTACGATCTGTCCAGGGGGCATTTTCCTTAGCCCATGCTTCCATATCAGCAGCTTGCTCAATGGCAACATGCCTACCTGACTGGAACACGGCGAACAGATACTTCTCCGTTTGTTCCCCTAACTTGGTCAGGGGCGTACCCGTTAGTTCTACGCCATTCACTACTGGCATCTAACCCTCCTTTATCCTGCAACAGCTCAATCATTGCGGCAGCAGAATCCTGCCAAGTCTGATGAGTAGATAGCCAGCCTCTTGCGTTCCTACCAACTTGCTCTGCCTTATCTGGTTGATAGTAACAGAACTGCATAGCATCTGCTACACGATGCTCACTAGCTACCATCCATTCACCATTCTCACCTCGTCGTTGCGGCAGCACAGGTTGAATCCTACCACCCCAGGCAATCAATGACCATTCTTCGGTGTGGCCGTCATCTAGTCCTGCATACTTCTGCGTAATCACAGGCAAGCCCATCATAGCAGCTTCACGGTGCGGCATCCCCCAACCTTCGCATCTTGAGGGTAATACCAGACAATCTCCCTGCCGATAGAAGTCAGCCATATCTTTATAGACGCTCATGTCTATTTTAATACGCTTATCCATATCTTCAGCTTTGCTAATCAAGGTAAGTAGTGGATTACCTGTAGGAATACTTTTGATGATAAGCCTTACATCCTGTATTCCATCAGTCTTGCCTCTAAAAAGTTTGTAGAACGCACCGTAGACTTCTTGCCAGCCCTTACGAGTTCCCCTATCTGCTATAGTAAGAAAAGTATAAGGCCGATTACGCACAGGTTCTACTAATGGAAACTCATCTGGATCTGTACCTAACGGCACAACAGAAATAGGAATCTTCAGCCCACTACGCTCAAAGGCTTCCTTATTATGCTGACTCGGCACAATCACACGTTCTACACCTGAGCGATGGATATTAGTTATATGGCTCTTAGGAAGCATACTACTTTCGCACATCGTGAAGAGCCAGTGTCTACCCTTGCCAGGTAACTTATGGACTCCTTTAGGGATGTTGCAAGTAATGGTAAGATTATCCCAGTCTATTCGCTGTTGCCGTAACATCCATTCTGGCTTTGCCATATCATCTGTAGTTAACGGCAGCACATCCAATCCAAACTCCTGCAATGCTTTCACCATGCGAGAAGAGAATCTACCATAGCCATCATATTGCTGATAGTAGCTAATCCAATTTACTGTCATGGACGTCGCAGCTTTCGGGTGATGTAATCGCTTCTTACCATAGATGCACCGTTCAAACTTCCTGGATCTACTAACAATCCTGTAGTGTACATCCAGTTGGTTGAATAGTAATTCGGGAACTTGTAGTTTTGCAAGAGCGCAAAGATGTAGTTATCCATAACCTCAATGAGATCATAACCTACCCATTGATACATCCATAATTCCACAACTCTGGTCTGTCCAACTACCCGTTCCTCTGGATCAAAGATTGCTGGATTGGGGATGGGGCTTCGTGCTTTGCAAATGATGATCGGCAGCAAATAGCCATCCACATCATAGGCTTCTGGCGTAGCATCACGGTGTATGCCTTGATGTCCCAGGGATGTATAAGCATAGATTCCACCTAGCGCAACAGCTTCCAACGCAGCATCACCTTGAAGATGAGTTACAAACATCGCTTCAATAGCAATGGCTGGAGCCGGAGCTTCTCTGCTACTTAAGGTTTCTATCATCACGCCCATCCAACATATCACGCACGAACACAATTAGATCTTCAATATATCTATCCGTTGCCATAAAGCCATAATCCCGCTCTATCTTCTCACGGATAACTTCTATATCCCCACTATCCACCAAGATTTCAAGCCTCTGCCGTCTCTCGGATTCGTCGGACATCTTCCCGCCTTCTGAGCCATTCTTGCATACATGCTACTCTATCTTCTATTTCTATCGAAGGAAAGTGCATGATATAAGCATTACTATCATAATTCCTAAAATCTACACTGTGCCAACGTACATCAAAAAAGTAGGTAAGGCGATATAGCTCAGTTTCGTGCGAGAACACAGCACAGGGATTCAGATACTTCTCATGCTGTACATAGCCTAACAGGTGATGCAATGCAGCTTGCTCCCACCAATTATGATCTAAGTACTCATCCATCTCCCATATCTTCTCTAGATACGGCAGCAAGTCAGGTTTCGCAATCCATAGCCCTGCCGATGGAACATCTCCTTCTGGAGAGTAGTGTCTGGTGATTGCTTGGATAGCCCAATCTGGAATATGCGTCAGTATATCTTCCCCATACTCCAAGATAAGTACATCACAATCTATCCATATCACTACATCATAGATCATCAGCAGTTCTATCATAAGTATAATCTTACCCCAGGAAGCAGGTCTACCAAATTCTTGCGCCACTGTGGGGTAATACTCTACATACTGATAGCCATGCTGCGCCGCATACCGTTGAAAGCCTGGGCGTGACACTTCCAAACAGGCTGCATACTCATCAACGGCAAAGGTGCAGAGAGCCTTCTTCATCCTGTAGCTTCCCAGATGCCCTGTATCTCACCTCTGGTAGTAATCACATCTACGCACTTATACTCATCACCTTCGTATACGAACACATAACCTTCCTTCATATCCGTGTTGGGAAGTGTAGGATGGTTCTTAATGCCATACACGATGACCTTGCGTACAGGTGCGCTTCCTGCTGTGCTTTCACCAGGGGTTGCCGTATTGTCACTCTCAATCCTAACGGTTTGTGAAGCTAATCTAGCCCCATTAGGAGTACGGAAGACTGCCTGAGATGGTCTTGCAGATATACGCCGCAGAGCTTCGGAGGCTTTTATACTTGTATCTATCTCGTTCGATCTCGTCGTCTTTACTAACTTCGAGATCCACGTCGAGAGATCTACCATACATAGCCTCTTGGATATTCTTTAATTCTAGGAGGGATCTGCATAGGCTTCCCAGATCTGACTGCTCCCGCTTCGTAACTAACTGCATCCTCCAACAAATTCTCCCATCTGCGTAGTTCACGCACCAAATGGTCGTAGCGTTGGGATGCCTTCTCAGTCGTGTTGTTCTGCGTATAGTCTACTTCGTTCGCCGCTTGCATCACCATACGTCGCAACGTTATCACACGAGTACTGATCAAGATAGAAGCAGGATCTTCAAATCGTTCCCCTGCTTCTACGAAGATAGCATCAATTGTCGCATCGGATAGTGCTGCCGTATCATCCGGCAGGAAACCTACATCCATCCGTAACCGTTGCTGTTCCAGTAATGTAGCCATAAGTCCTCTTAGACAGGCCAGGTGATCTCTTCAACGGAACGCAGCGGATTGGCGTAAATCCCCAACCACACATCCCATACGATCTGATCCATAATGAAGCGGCTAACATCTGCGTTACCTTGTGCAGATTCCAGTGGTTGCTTCACCAGAGAAACAAAGTCGTCACTTCGGTAAGTGGTGCTGATGAGATAGCTCTTGCCAAGCGTCACGCCAGGATAGGTAACTGTCTTCTTGCCTCTTGTGCCTGACCAACCCGAATACCCGATGACGGCCCCAACCTGTGAGGAAGCCGAGGAATCCAGCGCAAAACCTTCCTGCGGTACACGATTCAACATACGTTGGATCATAAACAGTTGGGCCGGATGGCAGAGCAGTACATACGGGCCTGGTCGTGGATTCACTGTATCAGCTTGTGCCGCTACGATTGCCGATTCCAAAGTAAGGAACCAGTCTTCTGTGGTCGTAACACCTGTCGTCACGGCAGCAGATTGGTTGGCAGCAAGATACGTATAGTTCAGAATTGGTTGCAAGTGCATGTGATTGAGCAGCGCATTGTGCGCTTCCCCAACAGCACGCTCGATGCGAGCAATCTGCCAAAGCTGATTGAACATCATCAACTTCTTGGAATACTCTAGACCAACGCCGAACTGACGCTGCGATACAGTGACTTCGGCTGTGGTGATGTGTCCAAACTTAACTTCACCACCTTCGAAGACTTCCTCGAACACGAAGCCACCTGGCCCCCAATTCTTGAGGTTAAGGGTTTCCGGCAGCGAAGCATCTACGATGACATCATAGATTGGTTCGTATACAGTAGGTACACGCATCCGGCCAGCATTAACTTCATACGTGACCCTGGTATACCAATCGGCAGCAAAGTCATCGGAGCCAATGAACTCATAAACACTTTGTCCATTGACACGTACTTCCTTGAGACTTCTGCTAAGATCAAAGCCCTGCTCAAATTGATAATACGGTTGCTCCTTACGAGCATTTGTACCGTTGTAGATTACGCCCATTTCTTCCTCTCCTATGAAAAAAGATCGTTGTGAGGTGATATTAAGAAGCTAAAGAATTGGCAGCGAGCATCCTACCAATCACAACATTGTTGGCATCTTTGGCTTCCATTGCCTTGAAGAACGCCACGATCCCTGCTCCAGGAGCCAACACATAAGCTGCATCCTGTGGGGTGTGACCAGTCACACTTGCCAACGTAAGATACACAATAGCTCCCTTCGCAACCGAAAGTGCAGCAGGAACAGTGAATTGGTAGGCACGATCATCAATGGCAATGGCAATGGTATCACCGATTGCGCCATTACTCTCGGCAATACCTACCCATCCTTGTGCAACTACAACTTGTCCCTTCGCCACCGCAGCGGTGAGGGTGACGTTGACAGCCTTGCCATCATTGTCAAAGTACGAAAGTAATCCAGACATTGTATCCTCCCCTTGTTTCTATGAATTCTGTTGAGCAGTTTGAGAAGGAGCAAGCTTGAACCAGTTGCCCTTCATCTTCGGATCTGTTCCTGCCGCGTTCCCACTCTGTTGCTGCAAGGGTGTGGTTTGATTTGGCCCCATGCTTTCCTGCAATGCCAGATCAAGAGCTTTCTTCACTGAAGGCTTTTCCAAGACTTCAGCGTAAGCCTTCTCTGCATCTGCCACTGTGAGCGGATTCTTGGCTTCCACCATGTCAATGACCATTTCCCGCACAGCTTCAATCTTGATGGCCTTATCGCCCGTAGTAGCCATTTCTGTGATCCGAGCCACAACCGCTGCTTTTTCACGAGCAGCGTCCTTCGCTTGGATACTTTTCACCGCATCCAAGATATTCCCATCTGTCAATCCAAGTGCTTCCTTGATTTCTTTAGAGTACTCTTGGATGACGGCAGCACGAATGTCATCCGGCAAAGACGCCAGGTCGGAAGCCTTCATTTCACGAATCGCCTGTTGTTTTTCTTCCTCTGTCATTTTCTTCTCCTTTACATCCACGATAGGTCTAACAACAATGATGCCGCTTTGTTGCGCCATCTCCTGCGTCAGCAACGGTACGGCAGACAGATCACTAATCCCCGCACGATCAGCAGGGGCAATGTCGATCTGATTAAGCACCAACGTAGAGGCTATCATCTTGTACGCCCCTAGCTGCTCACTCCAGACGCCATCACCACGAGCATCTATACTGGTAGCAATCTTCTTCTGAGTTGCACGATACCGCTGCAATCTCTGACGACTATCTCCCGAAGGCACGTAGCCTTTTCCCAGAAGATATTCCTTGACTCGCATTGTGCCAATCCAATGCACAGCTTCGGCAGGAAAAGCAAAGGCACGCTGTTCTTCAGAGAGATGCCCCATCAATCCTATGGGCTTGAGCTCTTGTACCTGTTTCTCAAGCTCAACCAGAAACGCCTCATCGTAGTATCTTTGGTTTCCCGACTTAGAATTAGCCTTGCCAATCGGAAGTGTAACAAAGATAGGTTTTTCTTCTCCCGCAGTAAGTTCCTGTAGGTCGATGTCTTTGTAGACGGGAACATCTGGCATACCACCTTTGAATTCAGCGATGAGTAGCGTATCTTGGAATCCGCCAGAAAACAGTTCTCCTTCTTCCATGATCCCTCCTATGCAGGTCGGGTAGGTCGTGGCGGCACAGCCCTGCTGGTAGATTCCGTAGTGCTAGGTGCAGATTCCATTTCAGCCTTAGATTTGGCTTCCGCTTCCTTCTGCTTCTGCTCTTCGGTCTTAGGATGGTTTGGATCTTCCGGCACAGGTGTCACGGGTGGCTTGATTGTAGAGGGATCTACAGGTTCAGCTTCTTCTTCCGCTGCCGCTTCTGCTACCGTCTTGCCTTCTGCCGGAACCACAGGTGGTTCAATCGTACCTTCCGGCAATTCTGCTTCTGGCTTGATTGCATAGGGCTGTGCGGATGATGCCATTGGTTCTGCTTCCGGCTTTGGCAAGCGTACATCCTTTGCCTTATCACCTAAGAGCGCATCTACCTTTGCTGCAAGTTCCCCAATCTTGTTCTGAATCCTTACCAACCGCTGTTCCAGCTTAACATTTTCTTTCGATACAGTCATTTCTTCCCCCTCCTACTAAACTAATAATTCCAATTCTTCTTGTAGAGATTGATCCATTTCACCTAGCTTCTTCCCACCGTTGGGCGTTGGGCCAGGATCTGGTGCATTCTCGTTCTGCATTTTCAACGTTCTCTCCATCTTGGCTTCTTCATTGGCTTGCCGTACCTCTGCATCCCGCTTTGCTTTCTTCAGCACTTCTTCGGGATTTTCAATGTCGATGGGTAAGAGTGTTAGCGCAGTCTTCTCATCCAGCAAGCCTTCTCCGAAAGCCCAATTTACAGCGTCCAACACCATACGGCCATTTTGTGTGAGCTTGTTCCATTGCAATACAGGATCCTCTCGCCTTTCGGGGGAGATGATCTCTTCATACGCTTGTACAATACGGCACACATCTAAGATCCAGGGGGTACAGCTTTTCTGCCTTGCTGTGATGAAGACTTCAAACACTGGCATTTGCGTTTCGGCAGAAGCCTTGCTACCCTCAATCGCATTTCCAAATACAAACTCTGGCACTTCCAGATGCTCGATAATAAGATAGAACAACAAACCCAAAATCTTAACCGCATCGTCAGCAAAGCTTCCTGGACTCTTGTAATCCATTGTAGCACCGCTGAGAGTTAACACGTCAGACATATCAATGCTGATACTCTCAGATTCCCTTGTGGTCCCGTCGGGGAGCTTTGCAGAAGCCTTGCTGCCGTATCGACGCCAGAAAGCATTAAGATCTTGCACCGTGTTAAATGCAATCACGGGAGTTGGTCTACCTTGCAAGATGTTCCCTTCAACTGAGGCTTCCAAGATTTGTCCGTAACGATGTAGCAAATCAAGGAGAGCCTCAGCTTCAGGATGCCCAAACTGCTCACCTTCCCCAGGATGGTTCGCAACATGAACTACAGGGATGATTCCTATAAGATTGGGGTAAGTTTTCGTTCGGATTGTGCCGTTGGAAAACTCTTCTCTATGCACTCTACGATCTACATAGTACTCATCCGTTACGGTCATTTTGAGAGAGCCATCTTCTGGATGGGCGAACACTTGTCTTATGCGCCAGCCTATCCGCTTGCCGTAATCATCGGGAGCAACGATGGGATCGACGCAGTTAGGCGGCACAAGGGTCACAGATCTATCTGCGTTGATCACGAAGAAAGCATCACCATGCTTCAGACTTCCTTCATAAGCACGCATTATATCTTCATGGTGTAGGGCAAACCATTCATCTAGTCGCTTCTGTGTTCGCTCGCTCTTAAGCAGGAACACGGGTAAGCTCCCCAACACCCATGCGGGTATCTTATGCACGATAGGTCTGATAAAGAGACCGGAGACTTCGAGTCCGGCCACCTTACAGTAGTAGGCTCGTGTCCAAAAGTCATAGTCCGAACGTCCCCAACTGTAGGTAGGAGTACGCCAGATCGTTGAGCTCCTGCGTATGATAAGGCTGAAGCTACGTCCCAAGTCTCTTGAGACGTCAGCGAAGATCTCATAGAATCTATCCCAAATTTTCGGTAGGCGCATGGACAGCCCTCGTTGATGTTCTGATTACTCTTACGGTACGCACGAAGTTACTCTGTCCACGTCGCATTGTGGATACGGCCCCAACAGGTATTTCATCCCCTACAGTTTCCATCACAGATGCAGCACGTCGCCCCTCAACCTGAGCAGATGCCATCATTACATCCCCACCGAGAATAATGATCCTAGCGCATTGAGCCAGCGCAAAACTCGTTGCTCTATCATCATGCTCATGTTCAGGGGCTTTTAACGTGCTACCGACTATAGAGGCAAGTTGTTGATAAGTAGAAAAAGCATGTACAATCGCGTCGCCCTCTTGTATAACCTTTGTACAATGTGTATACATAATGGCCTTTCCTTTGGTGGTGTTCAGCCACCCAGGACGGCCATCCATACCGTTCATCGTACCTTCAAAGCCATCCTCTGCCAGCTTGAGCAGCACAGCATGACCATGATTGTTGCGTTCCACCAAGACACTGGCTTCATTATAGAAGCCAGCTAACTTCTCAATGTAATCTGCAAAGGTGTTCGGTTGCAGCCGTTCGGCCAGCAACGCTACTTCCTCGCCTGTAGCCACATCCATAACAGTTGCAGAGCTATCATCTGAGTTAGGATTTCCTTCTGCAGGATCCGCCCCAATGACGTAGATATGCCCATCTTCAGGTCGCTTAAACACAGTAAGACCAGGAAGCCCAATATTATCATCCCCTTCGAGCTCCTCGTAAACTGCCTCCAGCCATTCATATGGGATTCTCTTATCCATACTTCTAGGCTTTAATGCTTCAGAATCAGTAGCTGGATATTGCTCGTACAGGTCGTCAAGGCTTCCTGTACGAGATTCAATATCCACCTTCTCCTTCTCATACCATTCCGGAGTCCTACGAGGATGAACGTACCAGGGCAAGAAGATGTGCGCCCAGGCCGTCTTGCCAGCTTTGGCGTCGATGTAGATCTTTTTGAAATCGCTAATTGGTTTGTCTTTATCGGCACGAGAAAGCAGTATCATTTTGCCACCATTAGCGATGGTAGGCTTTACTGCTCTGAGAAGTGAATTTAGGTCAGGAGAGAGATCAGCTTCGTCAACAATAGCCAGAGTAGCAGTATAAGAATCCCCAGCAGAAGTAGGAAAACTTCGGGCTGTGCTCTCATTTTCCATACTCCACTCATGGGCATTGTCGGTGAAAACAGTATGACCGCCCTTCATCCATTCCGGCAAGCGGTCATACATTCCTCTGAGACGGTCTTCAGAGAGAAGGTAGATAGCATCTATATCCCGCTTACTAAATATCAATATAGATGCTATCGGCCTAAAGATCATGCACCATAAAGCGTAAGCAAGAACAAGCCAGGTGAGACCAATCTGCCTTGCCTTGAGTACGATGGATAGCTGATTGTTGTGGATGATGTCCAATGCGGCCATCTGTGCAGGCCACAATTCAAAGGGAACCCAACTGGCATCTACAGTATCGTAGATGTAGCAGTAAGTCCTTATGAAGTAGGCAGGACTATGGTAACACTTCCCCAGCTCCTCCGCTTCCAACTCCGTCATCGAGAAGGTAGGGGATTGAGAGAAGTTCGCCTTCCTCAGCAACGTCATCTTCTTGGGCATCTATAGCCTTTGTGCCGTTCCGCATTGCAGCGATAAGCGAGCGAGCATCCACGTTTACTTGCACATTGTTATTGGTTGTGAGGTTCTTGGAAGTATCATAGCCACGATCTTTAGCTTGCGTTCTGAGGAAGAACATTAAAAGACCTGGCTCTGTCTCCATCTGGGCAATAAGTATATCTTCTGCCCTATCTTTGACCGCTTCCTTCACCTGGATTTTGGCATCCATCACAGCTGGATGGTGTACCATATAATCCATAAGTTCGCCTCTGGACAGCCCAAGTTCCTTTGCGGCCAGAGCCATATTCCCCAATTGATTGCGTATTGCTAAGATTACAATACTTTCTTCCAGATATTCTGCTTGGTTTATCATCTGGGATTCCTTATGATGAATGTGTTAGGTTTAGCCTAACACATAACACTTGTATTGTAAAGTGGCAAAAGGGCTGTATATTGTGGGCATATACCCAATTTGCGCCCTAGCGGGGGCTGTGCTATACTGCTATATACGTTGTGCGCCCAAGCACAATAAAATATAACGCCGAGAAAGGCCAAGACAGAATGCCAGAAAAGCAACCGCCAACTCCAGATGTTGGCAGAGTAACCTTCTACAAAGATACAAAACAAGATTTTCTTTTCTTCGTCCCCAGTAAAATTAACCCCACCCTCAAGCTGCTGGAAGGCAGTATGTGGTTCGTAGCTAACAACCCTGAATTAGGTTTGTGCTATCGTGCCGCAACTAGCCTTGAAGCACTATATTGGTTACGGGATAGCTTAGGTCCGTTGATGCTTGCGCCGGAAGTAGCAAAGTGGCGCAGAGAAGCTACATGGGTAAATCCAATACCATCCATACAAAACCTTCCCCTATTCCCTTTCCAACAGGAAGCTGTTGGTTTCCTAGTTGATCGCTCTCGTGCGATGCTCAGCCTTAGCCCAGGATTAGGTAAGACCATCTGTAGCATTACGGCGGCAAACCTACTAGGAGAGGATGTAGAAAAGGTACTGGTCATAGCACCTCTTTCCCTGCTGTATATGTGGAAAAGCGAGATTGCCAAGTGGGAACCTTTCCTACCTCGCAAGAGCCGTGTAATTATCTATCACGGCAAGAAGGCCAGCCTACAAGAAATAGACCAACCCTACGATGGTATGACCTGGGTGATTACCAATCCAGAAACCGCTATAAAAATTGTACCGACCTTGCTGACCAAGAAGTTTGACCTGCTTATACTGGATGAAAGCATCCTGTACAAAAGCCGTACATCACAACGCACCAAAGGCGTCACCCGTTTAGCCAAAGGTATCCCAATGGTTTGGGAACTGACAGGCGCACCAGCCAATCGTATGATAGACGATATATGGTCGCAGTTCAATATCCTCAAGCCCAAAGCCTATGCGAGCTACTGGCGTTTTGCTCAAGAGTATTGTATGGTGAACCCGTCCCCCTGGGGCAATCAGGTAATCGCCAACAAAATGAACGCTGAAGAAGTTATCAAAAAGCGTTTCCAAGATATATACTTTGCCCGTAGTCAAAGCGAAGTGTTAGATATACCAGAGTGGATTTTTGAAGAAATAGACATACCCATGAAAGCCAAGCAGGAAAAGGCTTATCATGAAATGGCTATAGACCTAGCCACTACACTGAACCAAGAAGATGAAAGCGGCAACATCACGGCCAGCACAAAGGTCACAGTGGAAAACCATCTATCAAAGGTAGTGCGTTTAATCCAACTAGCCAGCAACCCGATGTTGTTAGATGGTACAAACGAAAGCGGTAAATGGGATGCTCTTCCGGAACTAATGGAAATCTACGATGGCCCCTGGTTAGTATGGGTGAGCTTCACCCGTACCGCCTACTACCTGGAAGAATTCCTAGCCCGTAAGGTAGACCAGCGCATTGGTAAGATTATAGGCGCAACAGATACAGAAGAGCGTAACAATTGGATACGTAAATTTCAAGAAGGTGAAACCAAGATCCTTATCCTGAACATGCAAACAGGGAGCTTCGGCCACACCCTCACGGCAGCGAGGACAGCCTTCTACCCTGAAAGAAACTATGATAGCAACTACTTTCAGAGTCTTCATCGTTTCCGCCGTATCGGTACAGTTCATGCTCCTAATGTGGTTCATCTTAGATCTGTGTACCAAGACGGTTCACCTACTATTGACCATCTGGTTCACGGTCTTCTAGACTATAGAGTTGGGATGATCAAGGATTTGACTACTGGCATGTTAAAGGATATACTTAAATGAAGATTCAAGAGATGACTACAAAAGGTCTACAGAGATTAGAAAACCCAAAGTTTCGAAAGGCTTTTTGCGGTAAACCAGGATTCCGCTTGCAAGCCCTGAAAGCCTATGCGGAAGGGGTAGAATACATCACAGATGGCTATAGCACAGATGTTAATGAACTGGCTTTTCAGGTCAATGGCAATCTTTCTAATTTCCATCCCCAACAAGATTGCTTGATTCCGGCAGGGACAGGCATCATCAACATCTTGGTAGGCTACTATCTAGCCGCACACTTCCCCAATGAATCCATTGCTGTGGCTTTCTTCCAGCGTGAGATTACAAAGCATGATAGAACCGTAATCCCTGAGGACTACGAATTCTATAGATTCTATCCAGGCGAGCTACTAGGAGCATAAGGAGGCAACATGGCGTGCAGATCACCGCCGATAAAAACATAACATGTTGTATAAACCCGCATTCGTAGAAGTGAAACAGGAGATAAACTAATGGCAGATCCCGCAGAGAGGATCGCACAACCACCATCCCTTGCAAGGGATATACCCTTCGGTACTTGGGATGACACTACAGCAGAAGATAAGGGTTGGAAAATACTTGTTTATGGCGACAGCGGTAGCGGTAAGACCTACTTCGCTGGTACTTTCCCTGATCCACTCTTCCTTGACTTAGAAGATGGTATGCGCTCCCTTCTACCGTTAAAGCGTAACATCAAACGATACCCCAAGAGTCCGGCCCAACAGATCACAACATTGGATGAGGTGAAAGCCTTCTACCAAATTGTGAAGAAGATAAAGCCAGAAGAAGCACCGTTCAAGACCATCGTCATAGATAGCCTGAACGAGCTGCAAATCCTGGTATTGGAAAATTCGGTGAAGACTAATCCAGCTCAGCGAATCTACGATGACCAACCTACGATGCAAGATTATGGGAAGTTAGCCCGTGATATGCAGACCCTAGTACGGCTGTTCATCAAACTACCCTACAACATCATCTTCGTTGCAGGGTGCAAGGAACGTGAATTTCCTGAAGATAAGTTGCTGCCGTTGTTTTCCGGCAAGAAGACTGGGCCTGACGTCAGAAGGATCATTGAACAGATCGGCTATTGCTATACTAAGCAAGCGGCGAAAGATCAACCCGTTGAGCATATGATAGCATTCTCAGATACTCCGGCCTATATAGCCAAAGACCGGACGGGGAAGTTAGCACGACCAATCCGTAATACCTATGAAGCATTGATGAGTGTAGTCAACAAGGGGAAAGAATAACCATGAAAATCGATCTAGAGCGTTCAACACTGTTAGCTGACGGTATCTATAAGGTGCGTGTTATGGAGACCGAAGACCGCACAAGTGCCGCTGGCAATCCTTACGTCAACCTTACCTGTGACGTACTGGATGAGGCAGGGAAGTCCACTGGCAACACCATCTGGCACACATTAACCATGACGCCAAAGGCGAAGTTCATGGTGGGCCGGTTCCTGGACGCGGTAGGTGCGCCCCTCACAGGTGCAATCAATTCCCGCAGCCTGAAGAACAAGACCCTGTGGGCCAAGATCGGCAAGGACACCTATCAAGGCAAGAGCAAGAATGTAATCGTCGAACCGCTTACCCCAGAACAAGCAGGCAAGGATGCTGATAGCATCAACAATGTTTTTAACCTGGGTGACGATGCAGACACCAGCAACGGCTTTGAGGATGATATTGCCAGTTGGGAGAATGAGAAAGATGACGGCCTAGCCAACGTCCCGGATGAGATGAGTGAAGATTCCCGCTTCTAATTAATCGGGGGGCGCAGCAATGCGCCCCCTTATCTATGAAAGAGACCCATAGAGATGAACGGCAGCACCAGTAGAATCCTAGCCTTTGACCCAGGAGAAATGGTGGGTATAGCCTTACTAGAAGATGGTGAATTTTTATGGGGAATGACTTGTAAGGCCAAAGCCTTTGAACGTTACCCCTTCATCTTGTCGCTTACCAAGATGACCAACCCTACCACCATCGTCATAGAATCCCCACCCAACCAGACACCACACTTCAACAAAGACCAGGTTCATGTGTATGAACTACTCAAGAGTTACTATGAAATAGCTGGACTCACCGTAGTTTGCATTACACCTGGACAGTGGAAAAGATTAGTAGAACGTTGTAAAATTGATGTTACGCACGTAAGAGACGCCGCAGATATGGCAACCCTACAGTACAGGAAAGAGCTCAAGAAATGAATGAGCCAGACATCACAATTATCGGTGGAGGTTTGAGCGCAATCTATGCTTACTTTGGATGCTTAGATGCTGGCTATAATGCTGACCAGATAGAAGTGCTGGCAAGCAAGATGGCACTACCCATCGGCGCAATCTTCATGTACGAAAGTCCGATCCCCTGGGTAGCCACACCCATCACCAGTATCCTACTAGGTACAGCAGATGTATATTCTGTAAACCAGTGGACGAAGGTTGTAAAGACCAGCGCACATAACAGATTTGGTAATAGCCAGAAAACTGTGACAGACTATCTGTACATGTATGAGGAAATGGCTACAACGCTATGGGGTATGATGCCTAGTCTACGGGAAAGCAAGCCTCTATCCCCTACCGATATAGAAGAGCTCAAGCATGAACGCAAGGCAGTAATCTGTACCTTCGCCAATCCCACCACCAAGCAAGGATATGCAGATAAGGGTTATCTCATAAACTTCCCCATCTACATCAATAAGGTGGAAACGGATAAGCACATCGTAGTTTATAATGGCTTGAACACAATCCCCTGGGTACGGCAGACAATGGTTCCCGGACACCAGTACACGGAATATCCAAACCATGTCTTCAGTATAGCCGTCGCTACCTATGAGAACAATCGTGGAAATGGAGATGGGCAGATACACTTTGCCCCTGACCTCATGCCCAACACACCACCGTTAACTTGGGATGAGCGCATAGAAAACAATCTTCTACGAGTTGGTAGATTGGCTGCTTTCGAAACAGGCTACCTATCCCACAAAGCTAGACGTGAAACATCACGCTTTCTACAGGAGTTAGTATGAGAAAGACCTTAGCCCAAGTATGGGACGAACAGCAAGAATACAACAACAAAGTACAGGAACTGCAAGAACGTAACAACACAGAATGGGTCATCAACTACATTCTGGGCGCACATAGCGAGCTAAGTGAGCTATTAGAGCAAACTCACTGGAAGACGCATCGCATAGAACGTACTGGTCGATTCGGCCCAAACGTACTAGAAGAACTAGCTGACGTCACCAAGTATGTGTTCAGCATGTGGCAGCAGATGGGCTATGGTGAGCAAGATATGCTAGACGCCATGCACCGCAAACATGAAATTCTTGAGCAGCTCATGTATCAAGACACAAGACCACAACTACAAGAACGCAATATCCTAATGCTAGATTTAGATGGTGTAGTTGCCAATTTCCGTGAAGGCTTTATGCAATGGCTCAGTGGAACCCCCTGGCAAGATATACTCACCCTAGACGAACGTGACATCGGCTTACACATGGACATCAACAATGGCTGGAACTACCATAGCTATCACCAAGCTAAGATGGAATTTGAACGTGACGGTGGTTACGGCACACTACCATCCATCGCCCGTATTAAGAAGTGCGTTAACGCCCTACACAGAGTCGGTTGGTACGTCATCGTGTATACAGCTAGACCTTATCGTACCTACAAGCGTATCTGGAGTGACACTTGGCTATGGCTTAAAAACCACGATATCGAAACAGATGAGCTACACTTTGGCTATGATGAGCGTGTAGTTGCGGCCAGCCAATACAAAGAAGAGAACCATGTCGTCGCCATAGAGGATGATCCTACACTTATCAAACGTTATGTAGGCTGCAACATCCCCGTCCTGCTATGCCCACAACCGTACAACCAGAACATCTTTCTCAACAACGACTATCTGAGGTTAATACAAGATGAACAAGAACATTGGGACATCAGTAATGCTGTCCACAACACAATTACCACTGGGTCTTTCCATGCCTGACAGAGAAAAGGAAACACTTGAAGCCATGCGTGATTTGGTCAATACCCCGACCGTCTTGACTCCTGTAGAACAGCAGCGTAAGGAAACTACGTTACATCTCTACAAACAAGAATTTGAAGTTTGTAAAGATATTTTTGTAGACCGAAACAAGGTCTACAAAAATACTTTTGAATATATGGGATTGATCGGCACAGTGATCACCCTTATAGGAGACGTTTATCGCCTACGCAACATGATTATACAGGAACCCGATCACGGCAGGAAGTACAAAGAGCAGATTGAAGATAAATTGCGTGACGTTGTGAACCAAGCATTGATTAGCTTAATGATGCTACACGACGACAACTACGAAGGCAAGTAACATGACCACCATGTCCCGTAAGGGCAGCAATGTCTTCAATGAAGCACCAGATCAGCAAGGGCGCAATGATGAATATTACGCTAATCTGGAGGTACACATTTTACAGTACCCCACCCGTGAGCAGTTCCTTAAGCTCATGAGCAAAGCCAGTGTTGCTGTACGAGGCAACATTGTAGGGGATGAGGAAATTGACGAGGTGATGGCAGATGATATGCTACGAGGTGGCTTGAACCAATCCTTAGAATGGATGCAGGTCATCTTTGAAGTAGGGGGCGTCAGCAGGGGCGTTACCCACCAACTCGTACGAACCCGTAAAGCCAGCTTTGCTCAACAGAGTATGCGCTATGCCAACATGGGTACATTCAATGCAAGAGTACCTGTACGCATATCCAAGTCCCCTGAAGCCCTACGTATATGGCGCAAAGCTATAGAAGCCAGCCGCCAAGCCTATCAAGAACTTACCAACATGGGTGTGCCGATGGAAGATGCAAGGACGGTATGCCCAATCGCAACGCAAACGTATATTATTTGCAGCTACCCACTTAGCGAATTCCTTGCGCTGTACAGCTACAGAGCCTGTCAGATGTTCTACCCAGAGATGGTAGCCTTAATGGGGTTGATGAAAGCAGAACTAATCCGTGTATGCCCCTGGCTAGAAGAACACATCAAGATAAGTTGTGAAAAGACTGGGCCTGGAATCAATGGCTTACCGCATAAGTGTATGTATCAAGGCTTTGAAATGGTACAGGGGAACTGTACCTTTGAGTGGGCTGTGGAGGACAATCGGGTATATAAATCCCGGAAGGTAGATAGGTAATGCTATCCCTACAATTTTTGCTGGAGCTTCATGGTCAGAACAAACAGCTTACGGCAGAAGAAGTTAATCAAATAGCCGCTGAGGTCAACACCACCCTACGAGCCAATCGTAGGGTGGGGGAACTAACAGAGGAGGAAGTGCTATGGGGAAATAAGTTACTGATGAGCTTATATGTATTTTCCCGTGTGGACGAGAACCTTGAAGTAGATGTTACCCCGCAAGACATAGATTACATGGTGGAAGAAACAAGTTACTTACAGATGGGTTACAGTAGGAATTAGGAGGAATCGTGGAATACCTAACGCTGGAACAAATACGTTCCTGTAGAGGCCATACAGTCGTCATCGACACAGAGACGACAGGATTAGAATGGTGGAACCAAAGCATCATAGGGGTAGGCATACATTGTGAAGAGCTCAATATATCAGGCTATCTTCCTACATGCACCTATGAAGACGTAGAATACGGCAAGCCCACCAAGAAGAAGATGTGGTTGGGCAAGAAAGACTATTCACGAAGTAGTGTAGGCTGTAGGGTGTATGAATATGTGGTGACGCACAAGAAACGCCCTACAGCCATACCCGATGAAGATCTAGTGGATGAAGCCAAAGCCGCTGTACGCTATATGGCAGATGACCCCAATACCACCATTATCGGCCACAACCTAAAGTTTGATGCACACTTCCTGGACTTGTTGCTTTACGAACTTCCTTGCCGCATATACGATACTACAGTGTTGGTGCATCTGTACGATAGCCGCCTAAAGAAGAGCTTAGAGAAGGCAGAAGAATACTTTCTAAATACCAAGAGTAAACGTGGTTACGTAGATCTTGGTAAGGGTGAAGGTAAGCTCATGCCCTGGAACTGGTCACTACCTAATTTAGCCGCCTATTGTCGCAATGACTGTATTGTAACATACCAACTGTTCGAAGTGCTAATGCCCCAAATGGAAAAGTACAAGTTGAAAAACTTGCTGTCATTACAGATGAAGTTCCTACGGGTATTGCAGAAGATGGAACGGCGTGGTCTTGCGCTAAACTACCCCTATATGATAGAATCCAAAGCTATCCTGGAGAAGAACCTAGCGGCACTAGAACAGGATCTGTATGATGCTTGTGGTCAAGTGTTCAATTGGCGTTCCGGCCCACAACTCTCCAAAGCCATATACGAAGGGCTAGGCATTGAAAAGCCAGAGAATCCATTTGCTGACCCTGACGGTGTGGACAGATCCCGTATGGCGCACGTCAACAAGTACAACAAGTATCGTACCAGCAGCTTCATATTGATGGAGAAGGGCGCACATCCTCTCGGTGGTCTTATCCTGGAAATGAGAGAATGCGATAAACTAATCGGTTTCCTCGACAACTATAAGGAACTAGCAGATGACGATAGAATTGTTCACGGTACTTTCAATATCACTGGTACTAGAACGGGAAGGCTTTCCTCCAGTAGACCTAACCTTCAAAACATCCCTTCCAGTCATCGAGCACGAGAAGACACAGGGGTTTTCAGCGGTGGGGGTGTTCGGGAAGGTGAATATAACTTACGACAAGCAATCATTTCTAAACCAGGATATTCTCTTGTTAGCATTGACCATCGACAACAAGAAATGCGAATGTTTGGAATCTTAGCACAAGAACCAGTTATGATGGAAGCCCTAAAGAACCGTGAAGATATCCACATGCGAGTAGCTCTCTCGGTATGGGGGGATTGTGGGCCGGAGTTGAATGACCTGCATCGTGAATGGTCAAAGGCTATTGGCTTCGGGCTTATCTACGGGATGACCACTGGTAGTTTACAATACAAGCTCAACAAAACACCAGAGGAAGCTCAAAAGATTGCACAGCAATATTGGGCAACCTTTCCAAGAATCCAACCCTGGCTGAATGAAGTAATCAAGAAGGGAACCAAGCAAGGTTACATCCGTTATTGGGATGGGCGCATATGGCGTGAGGATGACAACCTAAAGATGTACAAAGGCGCAAATGCACAGATTCAGGGGGGTGCTGCCGGAATCATGTCTCTTGCCATTGTACGGGCTGACCGTGTAGTTACCACGCAAGATTGGGGTGGCGCACTCAGCATTGTACATGATGAGGCTATCTTTGAGATACGTGATGAATGCGTGGAAGAAGCTGTACCCGTGTTGTTACGTGTAATGGAAGTAGAAGATATCTTTAATCTACCATTTAATGCAGAAGCCAAAGTAGGCAAGAGCTACGGCACACTACAGAAGATCAAAGTCGCAGCCGACATATCCGCCATTGATTGGAAGCAATATGCAGAAGAGAAAGTTGTCAATCCCATACTAGAGGTGGCGTGATGCCCAGTCTGTCTGACCTACTATTAAAACGGTTTTACACAGGAAATAACTACTACGCCATAGGAGGCAAGAGAGCCAGAAGTGACGGCAAAGAAGAATCCATCTACAATCCAGTGATGAGCGTTCCCAAAGCCAGTGAAATAGAAAAACACCTGATAGGTGATATGGTGATGGGTGCATACACGCTCCGGCAGGACAACACTGTCATGTGGATGTGCTTTGATGTAGATAGTACCGATCTACAAGCCGCCAAAGATCTTACGCTAAAGCTAAGTAACTTCCTGCAAGAAGTTCCCCACGCCATAGAATTTTCGGGCAACAAGGGCTATCATGTATGGCTGTTCTTCGGGAAGCCTGTACCCGCTGAGAATGTGAGAGCCATAGGTGCAGAAATAAGGGAGCAAATAGGCGGTAAGATAGGGGGTGATCCCCACATTGAGATATTCCCCAAACAGGACAAGCTCACAGAAAGCAACCCCCTGGGGAATCTTGTAAAGCTACCGTTAGGTTTACATCCCGTTAGCAAGAACCGTAGCTGCTTCATCACACCGCACAGCGGTTGGGAGCAGGGTGAGATTGTAGATCCCTTCAAAGCCCTAGACAAGACTATCACCTTAGAGGATTTAGCCAGTCTCCTAAATGACTATGAAGACCCCAAAGAAGTTATCGTACAGACGTTATCTGGCTACTGGCTTGAAGGCCAGCGGCATGACCTTTCACTATTTCTATCCGGCTGGTTGGCTACAGCCGGATGGGAAGAGGAAGATGCCATAGACGTTATAGAGAGATTACATGCAGAAGCAGGAGGTGATCTTACAAACCAACTGCAATGTGTACAAGATACGTATGAAAAGCATAATGCAGGAGGGCAGATATTAGGGCTACAAGCCCTGACCGATAGATTGCCCGGTACGGTAATTCGTAAGTTAGCAGATGCCATTGCCAAGCAAAACGTCACCCCCATTATGACCTTAATAGATAGAATACGTCTTAGTAAAGGCGTAACTTATCTTAAGAGTCGTAGTGCGGCTGTGGCTGTACTTTCCTTCCTTAAGGAAAAGGGTAGAGTTGTAATAGATTCATCTACCGAAAAGCTATACTGGCTAGATAAAACCAGTCATCACCTACATAGCATGGAAGATAGCTATTGGGATAGCATATTGTACAATGTCTTTGGGTTGAACACAGCAGATGGCTTTGGGCAAAGTACGTCCAAAGGAATCTATCATAGTGCTAGGGAAACCGCATACAAGATCAAGGCATATAATCGTAGCTACTGGTCGGGGGAAAAGCTATACCTAAACTTAGGAACAGCTTACAATTATGTGCTTACAGGGGAAGAGAACGGCCAAGCCGTATGGGATAACAAACATCTTAACGGTGAAGAAGATATTATCTTCCGTAACCGTGACAGCAGTTTACATATAGATTTAGACCAAGCAAGGGATAAAGGGATTAAGGCATTGAATCCCTGGAACTTTTTGGTAAATGACCTGAACTTCGGTATAGGTTCTACAGGTGTAAGTCCAGGCCAGCAAAAAGAACTCATCAAGGCTTGGTTCCTCAGTACCTTCTTTCCCGACATCATGCCCACCCGTCCCCTGCTCACCATCATTGCTGATCCTGGGGCGGGCAAGACTACGGCAGCACGTAGATTCCTGTACATACTGGAAGGGCCGCACAGCAATGTGAATGGTGTAGTGGCAGATAAACCAGATAGCTTACGAGCTTCAATGGGCGCACATAAGTTCATTGTGCTAGACAACCTGGAGAAGAACAAGAGCTATTGGTTAGTAGATTTGCTTAACCGCATATCCACAGGTACACATATAGAGTTGCGTAAGCTACACACCACCAACGAGATACAACGCATCCTCCCAGATTGCTTTGTCATCCTAACTGCCACCTCACTACCCTTTAGCGAAGAAAGTCTTTTCACACGGCTCCTACCAATTGAGCTTGCGGCTATCAGCAAACCTACGCCAGAATATTCAATGCAAAACAAGATCCTGCACAACATTGACGGGATATGGATGGGAATTGTGGGTATGCTCAACAAAACGGTTCAGGAGCTGGTCAAAGTTAAGACCGCTCCGGCCCCCACAGAAAGTAGATTAGCAGACTTCACCGTATTCTGCAATAGAATACGAGGAATGGAAAATGGTGAAAAGGGTGTAATCAACGGGGAACTGTTGATTAAAGGGTTGGAGCAAATGACCAACCGCCAGAAGGTATTGCTGCATGAATCCAGCCCTATGATTGCTGTGCTAGATATATGGTTGCGGGAAGATAGAGCAGCCGGGGAACGGCAGGGCAGAGGGTCAGAAGGTATAGAGGCGGGGAAGTGGCATACGGCAGCAGAGCTTAATGGTTTACTTCAACAGATAGCCATGAAGCTACATTACCAGTGGATTTGGGAAAGTGGGCAGAGCTTGGGGAAACACATCCAAGCCCTAGAACCTAACCTCGTCAGGAACTATGGTATGCAAGTCATAGCGGCAACCAACAACAGTCCTAAGAAATTTAGGTTTGTGATGGAGATGATAGATTATAATGAAGATCATAGAAGTGATACCGAACATACTATCAATCTAGATAGGGAAGAGGAAGAGTAATGACACAGTTCATACATGGTACACATGATTTAGATGGGCATGTTCATATGCTCAACAAGCCAGGATGGTTGGTGGTCACCGAAAGCTTGGGAAGCAATCCTAATGATCATACAGGTGGGAACTACAGCTATTGGACGCAGTTGGGCTTCAGCATCATAGCTAGGCTGAACAATGGCTACCATCCCGTAGGTACGATACCGCAAGCAAATGAATACGAAGACTTTGCTACAAGATGTGCGAACTTCGTTGCGGCCACACCAGGCATCACAGTAGCGATTGTGGGCAATGAACCCAATCATAAGAACGAGAGGCCATACGAACAAACCATCACACCCGTACAATATGCCAAGTGTTTTGATCTGTGTTATGAAAGCATCCATAATGTAGCTCCCACCATCCAAGTAGCCACCTCTGCGGTGGCTCCTTGGGATGCAACTACCCACTATCCAGGCAACCAGAACGGGGATTGGGTACAGTATTGGGTAGATATGCTCAACACTATCCAGAAAGCCGATGCCATCACGCTCCATACCTATACTCACGGTGTTGCGCCGGAACTCATCACCAATCAGGAGAAGATGTCCCCACCCTTCAATCGGTATCACTACCACTTCCTAGCCTATCAGGACTTCATGGATAGGATGCCCGCACGCTTCCGGCAACACCCTGTATACATCACAGAAACAGACCAGGTCATCCCCTGGGCTGACCAGAACGCCGGATGGGTACAAGAAGCTTACAACGAGATAGACTACTGGAATCACAACAATGCACAGAAGATACACGCTCTCTGTTTATATCGCAGCAACAAAAATGACATGTGGAGCTTTACCGATAAGCAGGGAGTTATCGATGATTTCAAGGAAGCCGTACAAGCCGGACATCGCTTTCCCGTTACCGACCACCCCCTCCCGCCTACGACGCCACAACCGCCCGAAGAGATTACGCCATCCCCTCCGCAACCCCCTTCCACCGCTGTTGATGTAAGAGACATAGATCCCATGCTCATCGTGCGTGGCGTGAGTTTTGATTACGCTACGCCACCGCAGGGGATATGGTACTGGAAGATTACGAAGGCGCAATGGTTGGAGAATGCGGCCCAAACAGTAGGACCAGACCATCACATCTTAGGTAGGGTACTGAAAGATAATCAAGAACAAGCCGGAGTAAGATTACAGGTGGATTGGCCTTCCGGCAGCACACTAGTCACCAGTAAGAGAGATGAACCTAGTGCGACGTATAACTATGATTTCCCCATGTCAGCTTCTTTGAATGAGTATTCTATTAAAGTTGATGATGGCGTCAGCGATAGAGCCACTGGGATTGGAATGGGGAAGAACGGCAACCCCCGAGAACATACATCTACGTGGATTAACTTTGAATGGACGCAATCCCAAGGAACAGTAATCCCACCCGTAAAGCCCCCTATAGAACCAACACCAGAACCAGAGGATATGGAGCATCCCCTACAGGGAAGTAGGATTACGCAGCACTTCTACCAGAATCCGGCAAACTATCAACAGTTCGGACTACCTGGTCATAACGGCACGGACTTCGGTGGCAAGCCAAGCAGGACTCCAGTATTGTGCATCGCGAAGGGTATAGTAGCCTTCATAGGGAATGATGTAGCTTACGGAAACTACGTGCGGGTGAAGCACCAAGACATGGATTGTTATACGTTCTTCGCCCATTTGGACTCTATCTCGGTTGCGGCAGGACAAGTAATCGTGGCGGGACAGGAAGTAGGGAAGTTGGGAACTACGGGGAATTCGACGGGAGTACATCTACATTTGGAAGTGCGGTTGATGAATACAGATGGAACTTATCGGGAAGGGACTCCTATGCCGAAGGGCAGAGTAGATCCACAGACCTTTTTCTGTGAACGTGGGTTGCGTCTATGAAGATAGAAATCAATAATGAAGACATCCTCGTCGCTGCGATTGTGATGGGGATCCTCTTCTGCATAGCTCGTCTATTGGTGGAACTGTTGATGTGGTGGATAGGGGGAGGATGATAAGATGATTGAGGAGAAGTTAGAGCAGAGTCGGGAGATTGTTGAAAAGGTGATGCGGAAGTATGAACCCTACGCCATCGTAGCAATGGTATCTGGCGGGAAGGATTCCCTGTGCGCCTATATGGTAGGACGTGAATTGGGCGTGCCTGTGACGCACATCATGCACGGAGTGACCGGAACTGGAGTGTTGGAAACCACACAGTTCGTACGGAAGTTTGCGGCAGCAGAAGATGTAATCTATCTGGAAGCGGATGCGGAAAGTAGTTATGAAGATTACGTGAGGAGGAAGGGATTCTTTGGGATTGGCGTACAAGCTCATGGATTTTCATACAGGATACTGAAGCACCAACCGTTCTTCAAAGTCATATCCTCTTCGATACGGCAGAGGAAGTGGTATCGTAATGTGATGCTATTGAACGGAGCTAGGATTGCGGAGAGCGTCAATCGTGCGAAGAACATGACTGTACCCTTTCGGGATGATGGTGGGAATATTTGGACGAACATCATCCACTATTGGACCCGGCAGGAAAGAGATGAATATCTGGAGAGCAGGGGAGCTGCGATCAATCCTGTGACGACTGTGCTATGTAGATCAGGGGAATGTCTATGCGGAACGATGCAGAACGCAGCAATTCGGGAAGAGGTTGCATTTTACTTCCCAGAGTGGGGAGGTTGGATTGATAAGTTGGAGCAAGAGGTGAAGAGTGTGTTTGGATGGGGATGGGGTGAGCTGAACCCGATTGCGGCGCAGCGAAAGATCGAGCGGGAAGAGAGGAGGAAGGTGGGAAGAAGGGAATATCGTAGAAGGGTGGATGACGATGATTCCGGCAGCACCAATAGATCATATCAACCTATGTGCGTAGATTGCTTGGAGGATGGGGAAGTGGGGGAGGATGGGAATGACGGAGATGGTAGTGGAGCTGGATTGGGTGGTGATGATGTTTCTCTTCGCTATAGTGAGCTTCTTGGCACTTTTAACCGAACTGTGGTGGAAAGAGAGAATAAGAGCCGAAGAAGAAGACCTTAGGATCTGGAGGGATTTGTTCTATGCCCTGGAAACAGATGAGTGAGTGGGAGATTGATATGACGGGAACGGTCTTCATCGTCGGCGTCTTCGTTACGGCAGCCGCATTGAGTTTATGGATTGACTGGATGGGTGAGACTTGGGGAATTGTTTGGTGGATGAGGGGTGTGATTTGGATGGGAATGTTGATTGGGATGTTAGTGGTGATATTGTGGATCATAGGAGCATTTCGTTGATAGGTAACGGCCCAACACACGGGGAGGAAGAAGGAGAGAGGTGGATCAGAAGCTTCACAATTGGATTCTGGCGTGGATTCTGGCTCGGGATATTGTGGCAGATGGGAGGGAAGTATATTATTATGATCCTGATCATTATCTGGGTTTGGATCCTGATGCGTGCGTGCGGGATGAGCTGATGGGGAAGGGAACAGTTAAGATGACGAAGATTCGTGTGGGGGATCTTACATTGGAGGAGCGGGAAACAGCGGTGATGCAGAATGCTAGCGATCGTGGGAAGTGGGTGATCTATACAGATGACCCCGTTATGATTGCGAAGCTCGAGAGATTGGGGATGCCGGCTGTGGTGAGAGCGGATGGGATTGGAAGGGAGTATATCGTGGATGCCAATCAAGTTTCATTTCGTAGGAAGAGAGTGTTGTCGGAAGAGGAGAAGGAGAGGAGGAGGGAGAGAGCTAGAAGGAGCTTCGGACACGGCCAGCCGAAGAGTACGGCCCCACAGACTAGGAAGGCGGGGGATGAGAAGGAAGTTTGTGATGCGTGCGGTGGAACCGGATATTGGGATGGGGATGTGGAAGGTGGGATTGCTTGTGATGTGTGCGGGGGAAGTGGGGTAAAGGAGGACTAATTAAGGTGGGGGCATTGTGGCGGCTTTAGGCATGTTGCCACAATGCCCAAAAAAGTTTTATATTGGCTGCGTGTAGGCGTTTTAAGCGTGCTTAGGTGCGTTTAGGTAGTTTGCTACCTTTTACTTGTTTTAAGGGCTTGCGGTGGCTTAAAATGGTGCTTTTTAATCATATTTTATCATTTTATAAAATCAAAAAAAAAAAAATTTTCAAAAAATGGTCGTTTTATCGGGAAAAATGGTCGTTTTATCGGGGATGGGTCGGATCGCCGGCGGCTACCTGCAGCAAAAGATGCAATGCCGCAAGTACCTAACCAAAAAAGTTGCAAAAATTGCCCAGCCGCCCAGCCGGGGCAGCCCCCCAAGCCGCAATTTTTGTTACAGCAAGCAAGCCCCCAAGCCCAGCCGCCCAAGCTTTGCCGGGGGGTAAGCCCCCACACAAAGCCCCAAAAAACCCTAAAAGCTGGGCAGCCGCCCAGTTTTATAACCTGTATAGGGGGTATAGGGGGTTATAAAATGGTTGCAATTATTTATGCTAAATAATAATGGTAAGTTGTTTTTTGCCCCCCGTACACTGGTAAAAAGTTGCAATATGCCCAAACGGTAACCCCATGCCCGTTTGTATGCCCAAAGTGCCAAATGCCCAAAAAGGCCAAAAAGCCGGGCAAGGTTAAATTTTGCTTTATGTAAACTACCGTTTTTTGTAGCCCATTTGTGCTATTTACATAAAGCGCAAAAAGCCGCCCGGCACGGCCCCAAAGCCGCCAAAATAGGTTTATTAAACCCGCAATAAAAGTTGCGTAGGGGTTAGTGTACAATATACTTTAAGGTATTGTAAGGCAAAGTATTAAGTGCCAAGTTAGCCGTAGTGTATTTTGCATAATGTATGTATAAACCCGTGTGTACATAGTTTGTTATACCTTAATACCTTACAATACCTTACCCCCACTTTGCAGCCGGGCAAGGTATTGCCGGGGGGCTTGCCGGGCTTTACCTTGCAATACCTTACTTTGGGGCTTGCCGGGCTTGCCGGGCAAGGTATTGTAAAGCATTAAGGTATTGCAAGCCCCCTTTTTTGCCGGGCTGCCCCCACGCAAGCCGCCCAAAAAGCCCTTTTAGCTGCAAGCTAAAACCCAACTATTTTATTATGTAAACCATACCAAAAAGCCCAAAAAGCAAGCCGCCAAGCCCTATATAGGTTGCAATAGTACCCTAGTACCAAAAAGCCCTACAAAAGCCCTTGCAGCCCCCCAGCAAGCCCCAGCCGCCAAGCTGGGGGGCTTTTTGCTGGGGCTTGCCGGGCTTTTTTGCTGGGCTTGCCGGGGCAGCCGCCCAGCCCCCCACAAAGCCCCCCAGCCAAAGCCCGGCTTGGCTGCCCAAGCCCAAAGCAAGCCCCCAAGCCGGGCTTTGCTTTGGCGGCCCGGCTGCCCCCCGGCAAGCCGCCCAGCCCCAGCCCCCAAGTAAAGCAAGCTGGGGCCAAGATTTTTTATGTAAAGTGCTTGCAAATTGCAAGTAAACTATGGGGCTTGCCGGGCCGCAAAGCTGCCCAGCAAAGCCCCCCACAAAAGCCCACACAAAAGCCCCCCACACAAAGCCCCCACACTATTGCAATACAGCGCAAGTGTAATTTGCATATATAGCCCATTGTGTTAGTATGTGCATAGTAGTATTGCACTTTAAGTAAAACGGGGGTTTGGCTGGGGGCAATTGCCCCCATGCCCCAGCCCCCCAGCCCCAGCCCAGCTTTTGCCCATGCTTACTTATGGGGGGTTGCTGGGGCAAACTAGCCGCAAAGCCGCAAAGCTTTGTGTGGGGGGCTTGCCGGGCTTTTGCCGGGGCAGCCCCCACGTACCTTAAAAACAGCATATGCGCCAAAAAGCAATAAGTAAGCCAAGTACACAATGTAAACGTTAGGCTATAAACCAAAGCTTTGCCCCCCAGCCGGGGGGCTTGGGCTGGGGCATTAAACCCCCCATAATTTGCCCATACACTTTGCAAGCCCCCCTAGTTATAGGGCAGCAAGCAAGCGTATAAAGCTTTGCCAAGTAAGCCGTATAAAACCCCAAAGTAAGGTAAAGCCAAAGCCCCCCAGCCGGGGGGCAGCCGCCAAGCCGGGTTATACCTACGCAATAAAAGCCCATAGTGTAGTAAGCCACAGCAACACCGCTAAACGCACATACCGTAAAACCGGGGCAGCCCCAAAGCCCCCCGTATAACCCGGCTGCCCGGCTTGCAAACATAACCCCCTAGTAAGGGGGGTATAGGGTAAAAAATTAGGCAACCCCCAAGTAAGGTATTTACAAGTACAACGTTAAACCCAAAGTTGCAAGTATGGGCATATGTAATATGTTACAAAAGCGTATGGGCTGCCCCCACTTTGCCGGGGGTTTGCACATATAACCATAACCCCAGCATAAAGCCGGGCAGCCCCATGCGCCAAGCATTACATACACTTGCAAGCCCCCCAGCTTGCCCCCCGGCTGGGCTGGGGGCTTTGCAAGTGTATGCAATGGGCATACCATAGTAAAGCAAGGTAAAAACATGCAAAAAGTAATAGTAAGTAAACGCAACCATTTGGCACATGGGGTTGTGTATACATGGGGCTGCAAGTATTACTACACAATGGGCAAGCAAGCCTGGGCTTACCCCCCAAGCTTTGCCGGGCAGCCCGGCAAGCCAAGCCCCCAAGTAAAAAGCCGGGCATGTTATTGTGGGGGTTTTATTGCCATATATAAAGCCCACACAATAAGTTATTATGCCCCCCATGCTTTTAGCTGGGGGCTGCCCAGCCGGGGGGTATAAATGCCCGGTTTAACCCGGCAAGCTGGGGGCAAGCCCAAAAAGCTTACCCCAGCCCCAGCCTATAAACGCATACAAAGCATGGGGGCAAGCAAAGCCAAAAAAGCCAAAGCCCTTAATGCCCAAGCTTTTGCCCGGCTTGCTGCCCACAAAGCCCGGCTTTTAAGCCGGGGCATTGCCCCCAAAGTAGTTGCCAAAGCCAAGCCCCAGCACATACGTAAATGGGCAAAAGCCCCCAAGCCCTTGCAGCCCATAAAGCTGCAAAAAGCCGCCCAAGTGTACTTGCAGTATACGCATATACAATGGTTTATGGGGGTTGCAAGGTATTACACAATGCCCGGCTTTACAGTGGGCTATTTGCAAGCTGTTAACCCAGCCCAGCAAACCATAACAGTGTATATACCAAAGCCCCCAGCCGGGCAGCCGGGGGGCAGCCATATTGCAAGCATAAACCCTAACGGCTTGCAGCATACCTATACAGTAATAAACCCAAGCCCGGCTGGGGCTTACTTGGGCATACTGCAAGCCCTTGCCCAAGCCGCCAAAGCCAAAGCCGCCAAGCAAGCAAGCCGGGCAGCCGCCAAGCTGCAAGCCGCCCAAGCTGCCCTTGCGGCCCGGCAAGCAAAAGCCGCCACAAAAGCCGCCCAAGCTGCCCTTGCAGCCCAAGCCCAAGCCCTTGCCCAGCAAGCCAAAGCCCTTGCAGCCGGGGCAGCCGCAAAGCCGCCCAAGCCGCCCAAAGCAAAGCCCCCCAAGCAAGCCGGGGGGCAAAAGCCCAAGCCCAGCAAGCCGCCCAAGTACAAGCCCGGCTTGCAGCCCAAAAAGCCCAAAAAATTTGCCCCCAAAGCCGCCCAGCAAGCCGCCAAAGCCAAAGCTTTGCACAAAGCCGCCCATGCCCTTGCAGCTTTGCAGCAAGCCGCCCAAAGCCCCATATAAGCCGCCCAAAGCCCCCCAGCAAGCCCAGCTTGCCGGGGGGCTGGGGCTGCCCATTATGCGTATTTTGGCGCATAACATACAACTTTACATAACCAAGAAAGGTTATAACGTACCATGCAAACCCAAGCCACAACCCAAGCCCCAGCCGCCCAAACCCCAGCCACAAAAGCCCCCTACGCTAATACAGCTTTGGGGCAATTTGCCGGGTATGCCCAAGCCCAAGCCCAAAAAGCCGCCCAGCAAGCTGCCCGGCTTGCAGCCGCCACGTATACACTGGTAAAGCCCAGCAAAGCCAACATAAGCCGCAATAAACCGGGCATAACCCAAGCCCAGCAAAACGTGGTAAACGCAAACCTTGCAGCAACCCTAATTTTGCAGCTTTACCCCCTAGTTGCCCAAAGTGGGCTTACCCCAGCCCAGCAAGCCCAAGTAAGCCAACACTTGCTGCAAAGCGTTTATACCTTGCAGCAAGCCGCCCAAATTGCCCCAGCCAAGCAAGCCGTACAATTAGTGCTGCCCCCCAAGTAAGCCCCAGCAAGCCCCCCGTTTTACTTGGGCTTGCCCCCACACAATGCCCCAGCCCCCCGGCTGGGGCTTTTTTTTTGCCCAGCCGGGCAGCAAGCAAATTGCTGCCCCCCGGCTGGGCAGCAACCCAAGCCCGGCAAGCAAGCCGGGCAGCAAACCCCAGCAAGCCGGGCAGCCCACAAAGCCCCCCGGCTTGCCCAGCAACTTTACATAATAAATCTTAACCCCAGCTGGGTTAAACCCCCCAGCAAGCCCCCCGGCAAAGCCGGGCAGCAAAGCCCAGCCCCCAAGCCGGGCAGCAAAGCCCCCAGCCCTTACAATGGGCTTGCCGGGCTTTGCCCCAGCTTGCCGGGCAGCAAGCCGCCCAAGCCCAGCCCCCCGGCAAAGCAAGCCGCCCAAGCCGCCCACAATGGGCAGCCGGGCAGCCCAGCCCCAGCAAGCCCAGCCGGGCAGCCGCAAAGCTGCCCCCAGCCGGGCAGCAAGGGCAGCCGGGCAAGGGCAGCCCCCACAATGGGCAGCCCCAGCAAGCCGGGGGGCAGCCGCCCAGCAAGCCGGGCAGCAAGGGCAGCCCAGCCCCCACAATGGGCAGCCGCCCAGCCGGGCAAGGGCAAGCCGCCCAAGCCGGGCAGCCGCCCAAGCCGGGCAGCAACGCAAAAAAGATTGTATAGCAGTTTTTGTAAAACAAATCTCGGCACAGTTTTTGCAAAACAAATCTCGTAACCAGTTTTACACCACACGATCTGAAAGGCAACACAAAGTGAAAATCAAAAAAGCTGTGCCGGGTACAAAAGTAAATACAAGATTCCACGGCGCAAAAGTGCAAGGTGAAATCTCGTACCTGTACCCGGTACAAAAAGATTACAGGCATACAATGGTAGAATTAGAAATTGTGTACCAAAACACAATCTTTAGTGTAAGCCGCTACCTGTACGAAATTACAGCCGTACCAAAGCCAAAAACAGAAATCTCGCCAGCCAAGCAATAGGCAAACGAGGCGGCACAAACAAGAACAATGTTTGGGCCGCACCGTTTACCAGATTGTGGTAAAATAAACCAACACAAAGTTCAGAAAGGCTTTACCATGCAACAAGAAAAAGTGCAACTGCGTATCATATTTCCCCCATGTGGCGCACAGCACCACCCGGCATTTTCAGATGCAATTATGCTACCAGATGGTAACTATCGTTTAGATTACCCGCTGCACATAAAAGGTATTCTGAAATCTCGCAAAGTGCAAGAAGAATGGGCTTTGCAAAAAGCCAAGCACATCCGAAGCTGGGGTGGCGGCATTTCAGTTCTGATAGTAGGCTAGGCTTGTAGGCAAACTAGATTGTAGGGTACAGTTTTGCACCTTACAATCTGGTTTACGGGCAAGCGTGCCAGTAAAAGAAAAAGAAAAACACAAGTTCAGAAAGGCTTACAAAATGTTTATGGATTGTTGGGTTGCCACCGATGGAATTACAACCGTACGGTTTGCAGATTGGCAAAGCGCAGAAATATACTGCGCTGAAACAGGATGGCCCAAAGCCGATCTGCTGTATGTACGGCAGCAAGTAACCGTTGGATCGGATGGCAGCGTAACGCTAGAACCCTGGTGCAATCGGATGGACCCCAATGTAGATTGCGAAGTAGAAGGTACATGGCAAGAAAGTTTGTACCTGCCACCAGCGCAAAGCATGATTGATGGGTACAGCGAAGATGACCAGCCTGTAACCTACAACAATCCGAAATATTTGCAGCAACTAGGCAGTATTTCGGAAAGGTTGGGCTGGCCGTTTAGAGACCTAGCTGCAACAGAACCCACTATTTACCACAATCTTGTGGCCTACGTGCAAGAATGCGATGCACAGCACAAGAAGCCCCTGCTAAAGGAAGCGGAAAAAATTGTGGGTAGGTACGCCAACTAATCTTGTAGGCAAAGGGTACGGCACACATAACAATCTGATGTGTGTGCCGTTACCTTTACATACAATCTAGTATGGTAAAATAAGTACAACCAAATGGTCAGAAAGGCCAACCCCATGAACCAGAAAATCTTGGCGCAAGCCACAGCGCAAGCGCAACAATCGGAAGACCTACAGGTAACAGTTGAAAGATTGTTAGCCTTAAACCCATCTTTCGACTTGTATTACTTTTCCGAATGGTTTGCCGCCCAAAACGGTTACAATCCATCGGAATGGCAAATACAAGAACAGTTGCAATGGCATATAGAAGAATACCTACAGCCTAGTTTGTAGGCAAACCAGATTGCATAGCAGTTTTTAGCTTTGCAATCTCGTTTACTTACAATCTCGTAAGTAACATAACCAAAGTTCAGAAAGGCTTACAAAAATGTTTCGCATTCAGTATGTAGTAAATGCCCCTATAATTCCAGATATATCTGATCTGCCAGCTTGGTTTGCATCGGATGAGGGGCAAGCAGCAAATCCAGTGGTGCAATATACAGAAAATATTTCTGAAGCACTTACAATTTCTGCTGCCCTAATCTCTAAATACGATTATGGTATTTCACCCAACGGCAACAATCTGGGTACTATACATCTGGTAATAGAGTGGGTTGAATTAGAAGATAATGAATACGATGGCTATGCCCCCTATCTTCACTTTGTATGGTATACAGAAATAGGATTAGAGCAATAAAGATTGCCAGCAAAGGGTACGGCCCACCAATCAGAAGCATGGTTGGGCCGTTACCTTTACTTACAATCTGGTAAGTAATAACAAGAAGTACAAGTTCAGAAAGGACTTACAAATGCGAGCCACAACATGGGATGAGCTGGCTAAAGAGATTCACGAAGTTAACCCTGGCTTTACGGGATGGGACTTTATTGAAACTTGCCGCCATATGGCGCAAGAAAATTCTGAACCCGCACCCACACTAGAGCAAGTATGGTTACACTTTTTAGAGAATCGACTAGACCGCCAAGCCGATGGGATGGATGTGGGGCATTACATGGTACAGTACACCACAGGAGATTCGGAAGAGCTAGAGTCCGACTACTACAATGAACTGCAACATGCAATTGTTCGGACGCTGCAACTGGCAAAAGAACACCAACACCCAGAATTTAACCTGTGGATCACGTATTGCGCTTACCCAAATGGTGATCTGACTACCGTAGGTAACTACGATCATCAAACCGGGTTTAACTTTGTAGAGGAGAAGCTACAAACCGATTACTAGGCAAAAAGTACGGCACACCACATGATTGTTGTGCCGTACCTTTTACCTATAATCCGAGGTAAAACCAACCCAAAGTTCAGAAAGGCTTTAACAATGACCAGTCCGAAGACGCAACGTGCGTTAGTTCTCGTACCCCGCTTAGAAGAAAAAGATTTTGTACATGGGGATGGGGATATGGGTTTTGCCATACATCCGATGGCTGGCTATGGTACAATCATAGTTAACTTGGATGGATGGGATTGCCACTTACAGTTCTTGCGATCAGACGGCATGGGTAGCTATCAAGTTTACGAATACGTAAACGAAGAAGAAGAGATTGTCTGCTACCTAACCAATCCGCAAGAATTTGCTACCGTAACGCCAGTAGATGATAGCTACTACCACATGACTGGAAGCTAAACCCCGCCCAACCCGATGTAAGCAAACCAAGCCGCACAGGAATGTGCGGCCAGGTTTACAGATATCGGATCTGTAACAAAATACTATCTCAAGAAAGGGATAAAATGAAATGAAGTACATATTACTAGAGCGCAAAAACTCGGAAGCTCCACGCCCGATAGAATTTGGCGCACATGACCGCTTACGCACATTTCAGATGGGCTATAAGCAAGCGTTGATGAGCCAGGGTTGGAAGAGCTTTGCCACCTACCATAAGGATTATTACAATCTGGTAGATGGTAACGGCCAACACATCCAGTTGTATATTCTGACCGAGCAAGAATGGAAAGACGAGGAGTAACATGCACTATGTAATGTACAAAGAAGCTGACGGCAACAGTGATCCGGAAGTGTTGTTTGCAGGATCACGAGACAAGGCAATCGGTTACTACCAGGGTTTTGTGGATGCAATCCAAAGAATGGGCAACCATACACCAGATTTTCGGATGGTAAAAGACCCAGATATTGATTTACGGATCGCCCGTATACACTTCTATCGTAACGATAATCCAGGTTATGCTTTCAACTTATGGATTAAGAATTTACAACTTCCTCACGCTTACAACTACAAACATAAGGAATAGGAAATAATATGCTATATCAGCTCGTTGCTTGGCTAACCAGCACGCCAATCTGCTCGGAAAATGTGTTTAGTCTTCTCAACTTTAAGGAGAACTGTATGCTACCCATCGTTCCATGGGAATTTGCTGTACTGGCAATCATCGTTATCTTGTGCTTAACGTTGGGCCGGAAAAGAGTTTAGGCGCAAACCAGATGCTATCATCCAATGGTAGCATTTGGTGTGCGAATAGACGCACAATAATCTAATTTAGGTTTCAAGAAAGGAACCAAACATGAACGCCATTACCAACACGATCAAGTTCCCTCGCTTTAAGAAGGATGGAATTATCGCAACTGCTGTTAAGAACCATGAAGATTATATGGTTCGGCAGAAGGTGCGGTTCTCCTTCATCAAGCAAGCGGCACGCTTAATCGACGAGACTTGGTTGCCTGAAGACAGCCGCTTCTATGTGGAAAGCTACGGCATGACCATCTACATCCCCTGGTCACGCACAAATCTCATAGCGGCACGCAAGGCGATCGGTAGTGGGTGGAAGTTCGATAGTCAGTACAAGTCGGATAACGGTACACTGACCAAGAACTACCACCGCTACATCGAATCAGAGTACATCAGCCTGACCCTGGTGATGGATGCTGAGAAGTTGGTTGAAGGAGCTTGCAAGCGCATCTTGGTGGAAGAGAAGACCGAGATGGTGCAGGTCACACGATCCACCTACAAGGTCATCTGTGAAGATGGCACAGAAATGATGGAAGTGGAACGGGAAAGCTAAGTCAGAGTGCAGCGGCAAGAGCAATCTTGCCGCTGTAATGCACCCCTCATGTGAGGGCAGGTCACAAGTCCTGTTTGCATTGTTTCCAGAAAGGAACGCTATGTATGTTACGAAACTGTTCTGCTGATACCCTATTTGGTAGAGCGGATGATAAGCTAACTAGAATTTCCAGTATCTTGCGACAACTTGCGAAAGAACAGCAAGAATACTGGGAAGAAGCTAGACTCATTGGCGCACCAGGGGAATGCTGGAATTTAATCCAGCGCAGATATGACAGTACGCTAAAGGTGATGTTTGATATATGGGGCATGGATGAAACCGAATACCTTGCTGCCGTAAGGCAACGCACCAGTGAACGATGGGTCTATTATAATTTACCATTCTAGGATCAGGAGATCTCATGAACGAAGAACAAGATAGGTTGGAATTTGAGGAACTGCAAAAGGTAGCTCGGCAAGAATATGAAAACAATATTCTCAAGAATCTACGGGATGCAGTAGCAGATGCCTATGTGCCTCTCTTCCCACCCCATCAACCGACCAACGTAAGCTGGAAAGTAGAACGCTTACTCTCATATTTAAGCCTAGCAATCACCCTTCATTTGGACGACTTTGAAGAGGGTTGGTGGGAAGAAAATGAGTTGATGGAAGAATACGATAACCTGTTCATCGGTTAGCAGAGTCCGGCAGCACATCCTAAAAGATGTGTTTGCCGTAATGCAGGTTTCGTGGTACAATGAGTCCACGAGACAAGGTGACAACTCCTTAAGAAGCATAGTCTATAGTTTCAAGAAAGGAACTGCAATGTTTGCTCCCAAGATCCAAAAGTTAATCAAGGATCAGTTGGCTGCGGATGATCATCTTCCTGCCTACGCATGGCCTGGAGGCTATCCTATCTTTTATATGGATGCCGAGACCAATGTTCTTTGTCCCAAATGTGCGTGGAAAGATAAAGATGATGAATATCGCATCATTACTGATTACGAAATTAACTGGGAAGATCCAGATCTGTTCTGCGAAGAGTGCAATGAGGTAATTGAATCTGCCTATGCAGATGATAATTATGCTCATGACAATCGCACGGAATGGAATGATATGCACATGGCGGATGACGACTAATGCGTAAATCTACAATCCACCCCGCATATAAGAACATGACGGATGCACAGCTCAAAGAGTACATCCGTCACAAACTGGAATCCCATCCACATTGGGCAAGACGTGCCTTGCTTGCGCTGTACGATGAACAGACAGATGCTGAAAAGGAAGACCCTACCGTCCACGAAAGTAATGGTTATGGATTTTCCCCACAGGATCAGGAATTTCTCACATCATTAGCGCAGCAAGCTCTGCGAGACCAAACCTTCTCGATGAAACAATTGGGATGGCTCTATACTCTTCTTCCTAAGTATTCGGGTCAGCTCGTAAAGTTGATCCGGCAACAGCAAACGGAAGATGAAATCTCTATCGATCTTAATCGTGAAAGACAATGGGAGAAACCCGATGAAGATGAAAGCGAAGGGGATTAAGTACATCCCGCCCACTCCTACGCATGAAGTTCTTATGCGCTGCGAGAACGATGACGATACGGTAGCATTGTTTGCCGGAACCTGGAATGAGTGCTGCATCTACACTCAGGCTTACATAGATTCCACTCTGACGCACAGCAGCTACTATTATCTCAACGAGCATGGGATACATACCCCGCAAGAATATGATCACATTCTACACTTCCGCTCACCTTTGGTAAGTGTAGATAACTTCGATCTCTGGATCGATACGGCCAAACCAGCATAGTTCCACATAACCTACACTATTGAAGGATAGTGTAGGTACATTGTGTAGATATGCTACACAATCAAAAACTATTTGGTTTCAAGAAAGGAACTACATCATGGCTCACAACATCTTCAACGAACGCTTCTACTCCCTTCGCCAACCTGCTTGGCACGGACTCGGAACGATCGGTGAGGCGGAGCAGACCGCTACAGAGATTTTCAATGCGATGCAACCCTACATTGTGACTCTGGAACCGGTCTTCACAAAAGTTGGTAAGATCAAGTTACAGCTTCCCAACAATGTGATTACCCGCCACCCAATCCCTGATGATCCCAATTTCCGTAGCTTTGGGATTGTTGGGCCGGACTATACAATGGTGGATCCGCTCCGCACTTGTGAAATCTGGGACGAGGCAACGCAGAAGTCCGTTGAAACACTCGGTGTTCTGGGGCAAGGTGAGAGCATCTTCATCACCACCAAGTTACCATCCTTCAGTATTAAAGGCCGAAGTGATGGAGCAGGGGATGATGTTGATTCTTATCTGCTTCTTCACAGTCCATACGGGGATGGCGCTATCCAAGTTCGTGTTACGCCAGTTCGTGTGGTCTGCCAGAACACGCTGATCGCAGCCAAGTCTGCCAGCACCGAGAGTTTCAGAATCATCCACGATAAGGACGTCGAAAGTCGTCTGGCTGGTTGGATGACTGGAATTGTGCAACGTGCGGAGAGCAAGAGCGCAGCCCTGGCAGAAGTCTTCAACTATATGGCTTCCACAACGATCGACGACGAAACGGCAGAAGATGCCCTCAAGCGTATCTATGTGGATCCCCGTAAGCCCTCTTATGTTCCTGACCAAACGGTTATGGAGCGCAGGGAAAAGGCTTATGAAGCTGATGTGAAGGCTAAGGCAGGATGGCGGGAGCGTGTTATTGAAGACTGGCAAGGTCAGGGCATGGGCATGGATAGCGACGTCCTGAATGGTACGGTATGGGGTCTCTACAATGCAGTCGTAGAGATTGAAGATTATCGTCCTACCACAGGTGTCGTAGGTGATAGCCGTCAGTGGAACACACTGTTCGGCGATCGTAGCAAGACCAAGGAATTGGCTTACGAGCAGCTCTTCCAATATTGCATCGAGGCGAATACCTAATGCCACGCTCAGGAAGACCCGCATACAAATCAGAATACACACCGCTAGAGCGCAAGTATAAGTTCATTCTAGCTTGGTGTAAGCTGGTCGATAGTCAGCAGTATTACATCGATAAGCAACTAAAAACGGCAGAAAGCACTAATGCGCCGCTAGAAGCTTATTCCCAACGACCGGATGGCACATGGCGCACCTTAGAGGATCTGGCTGCAACGGATCCCGGGACGGCAGCAGCTCTTCGGGAATGGGCGGCTTACGTAAGGTAAGAAGTTCGTAAATTCAGACAGATGGCTCTCACGATGTGGGGGCCATTTGTCTGCATCATACGAGATGCAGAAAGAAAACCAATTCCAGAAAGGACTAGATATGAAATGAAACTGATACGTGACCGCTGGATGCCGATGTTTGCTCTAGCAAGACAGCTGGAACCCAGGGTTCTTAACTTAAGAACTAAAGAAGCTCCAGATATAATAGAGCAAGGCATGAAAGCGGATTATCGTGCGGCAGAAGCATTGATGGCAATATCAGAAACTATTGTGCTGCCGTCATCTGTTATGCTAGACCTAGTTCACAACATCGACAGGATCGATACTCGTGGATGGGTTAGGCTGCCGTATCCTTATGTTACCATTCAGTTCACCCACCCAATCTTAGAAACAGATCTCATGGCGCATGAGGAAAAGAATGATCTCATGAAGACATTTGGTCTTAAGGAAGATATGGTGGAAGGGATTGTAATCGGTAACGCAGATCAGGACAAACGTCCTTTTCCACCGCAACATGTATTCAACATGATGAACTGCTGTATACTCTTCCGCAGTACAAGTGTTAATCGTGTAGCATGGTTAGGAACAGATAAACCTGCTCATCCCCACTGGCAGAACAGCACCTTCAAGGAAGCTAATCTGCCGCCCAACGCCAGGGAAAATAAGTACAGGATGATAGCGTTATGCTATGCGATCAACCTGTTCTTAAACGCCCCCAACGTGATTGTTCAGCGTGAGAAGCCTGATCCCAAAGTTAATGCTAAACGCAAGAGCAAAGGAAAAGCCCTTCTGCCTGAATATCACACTGTTACAATTCAGAAGTTGCAAGTCAAGTACGAAGAACCTGGCGGGAAGACGGGAACGGCCCACACACGTATGTATCCTGTGCGTGGACACTTCCGCAAACTCGCACAGTACGAAGATCCAATATGGATTCCAAACCATTTCAGGGGATTGAAGCATGGTCTTGAGAGTATGGTAAAGGAAGTCTATAGAGTCCCACCCAAGAAGTAGTTAGTAACGGATTGGTCGGTAGGGGAATTTGCCTTGCCGCCTAATTCGTGCTATAATAAATCCTGTAGTTATTGCAGTCCCCACACAAACCAAGAAAGGTTTAACCACAATGTCCGACCAAGTTCAGCCCAACATCGCCAGTCAAATCGAGGCCCTCGTTGCCGCTAAAGCAGCAGATGGTGAGTACACCACTGTTCGCTTCGCAGCCAAGCACCTGGGAATCAAGCAAGCCGATGTACGGCCAAACCTTCCCGAAGGAGCTACGCTTCTTCCCTCTAGCAATGGGTCACTCGGCGAAAGCCGTATCCAATTATCAACTGGAGAGGAGGAAGAGTATGTAGATGCAGATACTCTGCCTACCAACTCCAGCGAAAGCGGTGAAGAGGAAGTCGTTCAGGTAATGCTACCAAGAAAGACGAGGCGTGTTAAAGTGGAAACTGAACCGAAGGTACAAGAGCTTGATGCAGAAGGCAACCCCATTCCGGAAGCGGAAAAGGTAATCTGCACCATCTGCGGCAATCCCGTTCGCAAGAATACCATCGTGCGACGTGGGATTTGTCCTCTCTGCTTCCGTCAGCTTGCCAAGAACGTAGGCATAAACGCTACGAAGTTGGAAAGCCTTACGGATGAGGAGTTTGAGATCGTAGTTGGTGAAGAGCTGAGCAAGCGTCGCAGTTTGGAAGAATACAAAGCCAGTCGTATTCTTACGGATGAGCAGATCAAGGCAATGGGGGAAAGCATTATCCCCGTCAAGCAAGTCTTTGCTGCCGCTAAAGCTGCCGGATACGGGCCTGGTCGTGTCGCTCAGGCAATGGGTGGCGATCGTTTCCGGCACGAACCTCTCGGTG